GGGTACAACGGCTGCCAACTTCAAAATTACTGGGCATAAAACTCGAAATATGAGGCTATCTAGCACAAACTAGCACTAAAATTTAAAAACCCAAACGCATTAGTCTAAATTGTCACAAAATGTCAAAATATTTGCAAAACTGTTGCAAATTGCCAAAAAATATATTATTATTCATATAAGAGGTGATGTTTATGCGTAGCGTTGATGAAAGATTCTACCATTCAAAGCTATGGAAAGACTGTAGAGATGAATACAAGAAATTACATCCTTATTGTGAAAGGTGTCTGAAGGAAGGCAAGCTAGTTCCTATGGATATAGTCCACCATAAAGTACATCTTAACGCTTTAAACATAAGCGATGCAAGTTTTACTTTGAACTTTGATAACCTAGAGAGTTTGTGTCAAGATTGCCACAACAAAGAACACTTTGCAAAGACATTACCTAAAAGATACAAGTTTGATGAGAAAGGGCAGTTAATACTGTACGAGGGTAAAGCATAATGCAGATTACGGAGAAAACAGAAATAAGCCGCCTTGAAGCAATTTTTAAGGATGTGCCTGAAAACAAGAAAGAGTTTGCTAGAGGGCTTATTATTCAAGCCGCAAGGCATAGAGTAAGACTTAACAAGCTATGGGAAGATATTAGAGTTAATGGCGAATATATGACATCTGATAACGGAGTTGAACACGAAAGACCTGCTAGTAAGACTTATAATGCAACCGACAAATTGTACCAGGGTGTAATGTTACAGCTTTCAAGGATATTACCACAGACTGTAGAAGCCAAAGAGGAAATATCAAAACTTGAAAAGTTCAGAGCAGAGCTAGAAGATGCAGAATAATTACATCTACGAGTATTATCAAGCAATTGAAGATGGTTCAATAATTGTCGGCAGATGGATTAAGTTAGTTTATCAGATGATAATAAGTGGGTTAGAAAAGAAGAAGTTCTTTTATTCCCACAAGAAGGCTTTAGCGGCTATTAATTTCATTGAAAACTTTGTACATCATCACGAAGGTGCTTTAGCTCCACAGCTTGTAAAACTAGAGCTATGGCAAAAGGCACTACTATCTAGTATATTTGGGATAGTGGATTCTAAAGGTTTTAGGCAGTATCGTGAAATCATAATCATTGAGGCACGTAAAATGGGTAAAACGTTGCTAGCCGCAGGCATAGCCGAATATATGACTTATCTTGATGATTACGGTGCTAGAGTATATTTTACCGCTACAAAGCTCAAACAGGCTCAAATATGCTTCGATGCATATTATAAGTCCATAACAATGGAGCCTGAACTTAACAAAATTACTAAAAAGAGAAGAACTGATATTTATGTTGATGATAATAACGCTACAGGTGAGCCAATTGCCTTCAGTGCAAAGAAAGCAGATGGACTAAACATCAGTTGTGCCATTTGTGATGAAATAGCAAGCTGGGCAGGCGATAACGGCTTAAAGTTCTATGAAGTAATAAAGAGTTCACAGGGCGCAAGAACACAGCCTTTAATCGTTTCCATATCAACAGCAGGTTACGTTAATGACGGAATCTATGATGAATTAGTAAGACGTGGAACAAAAGTCCTTTTAGATGATAGTGCTGAAAGCAGACTGCTGCCATTTCTTTATATGATTGATGATGTAGACAAGTGGAACGATCTTAATGAGCTTCAAAAGGCTATGCCGAATCTTGGTGTATCTGTAAGCATAGACTATATGCTAGAAGAAATAGCCATTGCAGAAGGCTCATTGAGTAAGAAAGCGGAGTTCCTAACAAAGTACTGCAACATTAAGCAGAATAGCTCAATGGCTTGGATAAGCACAAAGTATCTTCCAAAGATATGCCATGATTATTCTATCACACCTGAAAGTATAGCTCATACTTATGTGACAGGCGGTATAGACTTATCACAGCGCATAGACTTAACAAGTGCTTGTGTTCTATGTGAACAAAATGGCATAATAAAGGTATTGTCACATTTTTGGTTACCGGAAGAGAGACTAGAAGAGGCTACAGCTAGAGATGAGATACCGTATTGGAAATATGTTAAACGTGGCGAATTAACGCTATGTGAGGGCAATTATGTCAATCCTAGAGATGTTTTTGAGTGGTTCCTCAAACTAAAGAATGAGTATGAGATATTACCATTACAGACAGGATATGACCGATATACCGCACAAGAGCTAGTGCAAGATATGCAACGTGCAGGCTATCATATGGATGATGTATATCAAGGCTACAATCTCACAGGAACGATAATGACACTAGAGGGATTAATCAAAGATGGAGCTATCGATTTTGGTGACAATGAGCTTTTGAAGATACATTTACTGGATGTTGCCATTAAAGTTGATAATGAGAGCAGAAGACAGAAAATCATTAAGATGAACGCTAAAAGCCACATTGATGGAATAGCCGCTGTTTTAGATGCACTTGTTGTCAGAGACAAGTGGCACAACGAAATAGGCGATAGATTAAAGAATGTAAGTTAAAGGAGGCAAAGGCTATGGGTTTATTTGAGGCTATTTTTGGCAGTAAGCAGAAACAAGCCGCACAGGATAAAAGAACCTATTGGCAGACATTAAACGGTTATACACCTTACTTTTCCTCTTGGAATGGTAACGCTTATGAGAACTTACTCATAAGAGCGAGCATTGATGCAAGGGCAAGACACATAAGCAAGTTAAAGGTCGAATGTGTCGGCACTGCAAAAGATAAAGTAAGAAATGCTGTCAAGAACAGACCTAACAGTTTTCAAACGTGGTCACAGTTCTTATATAGGCTGTCAACTATCCTTGATATGCAGAATAGTGCCATAATAGTTCCTATTCTTGATGAATACGGTAGAACTAATGGCTTTTTCCCTATACTGCCCGATAGGACTGAAATTGTTACAAGTGAGAACAATATACCATATTTTCGCTATGAGTTCTCTAATGGTGAAAAGGCGGCTATTGAAAAGAGCTTATGCGGCATTATGACTAAATTTCAGTATAAGGATGATGTTTTTGGTACTCCGAGTGAAAAGACCTTAAAAGAAACTTTAGACCTTATGACCTTGCAAGGACAGAGCATTAAAGAAGCTACGGAGCAAAGCGGTTCTTTTAGATTTATGGCAAAGCTCAATAACTTCTCTAAAAATACTGATTTACGTAAAGAAGCAAAGAGATTTACTGTAGAAAACATGAAATCGGATAATGGTGTGCTTTTGTTCCCTAGTGACTATGAAGATGTTAAGGAAATCAAGTCTACACCTTATGTTATGGATACAGAGCAAGGCAAGCAGATTAAAGAGAATGTATTCAACTACTATGGTGTAAATGAAAACGTTTTGCAGAATAAATGCACAGGCGAAGAATACAGCAGTTTTTACGAAGGGGCAGTTGAGCCTTTTGCGGTGCAGTTATCTGAAGTCTTAACAGGGATGACATTTACATCTATTGAGCAGACTAACGGTAACGGTTTTGTTGTATCATCTAATAGATTACAGTACTTAAGTAATGCAGATAAGAACGCTATCTCACAGGCTATGGGAGATAGAGGCATAATGGATAGAAATGAAATAAGAGACATTTGGCAGTTGCCGCCGATTCCTGAAGAAGAGGGTGGTTCAGACTTTACCATCAGAGGCGAGTATTATATGCTTAAGAAAGATGGTAGTGTTAAGTCAGTACAAGCCGCAAGTGAGCCAGTCAATGCAACTACAGGACTTACACAGACACTCACTAATTACAATGGTTCAAAAATCAATGCATTACTTGACATTATCCGCAGTTACAAGAGTGGTGAGTTCTCTAGGGAACAGGCTATCAATATTATCGTTGCAACCTACGGATATGCTATTGATTTTGTAGAAGGACTTCTCGATAAGGATGCAGGAATCATAGAAGATACAGCATCTGCATATCAAGATGATATATTGCCTACTGATGTGACACCAACGGAAAAGGAAGGAGGAACAGGGGATGCCAAAAACAATAACGGAAAAGCTGAATAGCGGTAGAGAATATAGGAACTTTACTTTTGATTTAGAACCTATAGACCTTGAAAGTAAGAAAGATGATGATTTTATCGTAAGAGGTTATGCAACAACCTTTAACGAACCATATCTGCTTTATTCATCAGATGATTATGAATTATTTGAACAGATAGATGCAAATGCCTTTAATGATTGCGATATGAGCGATACAATCTTTCAGTACAATCACGAAGGCAGAGTTTATGCAAGAATCAGTAATAACACACTAGGAATTATCCCTGATTTAAAGGGTTTAGGTATTAAATGTGATTTAAGCGGTACAGCAGGTGGTAGAGAGCTTTATGAAGAAATCAAAGGCGGCTATATTACTAAAATGAGTATTGGTATGGTTGTCGGTGAAGATGTTTATAGGACATTACCGTCAAGTGAAGGCTATAAGGAAATAAGGACTATCACAAGAATCAAAAAGCTCTATGATGTGTCAGCAGTCTCTATTCCTGCTAATGATGCTACAAGCATAAGTGCTAGAAGCCTTGGAGAAAAGACTTTAGCAGAATTTAAAAAGAGAATGGCTGAAAAGAGACAGCTAGAGATTGAAAAGCTAAAACTTAAGTTAAGGATTAATATGTGAAGTAAATGTTGAGGCTTTACGGATTGATAAAGCTGAAAAAGCGGAGTGCTGCATTTGACAATACAACAATAAAAACAAAAGGAGAAAGAAACATGTATAAGACAATTGACGAGATTGAGACTAGAAAGGCAGAAATCAGAAATCTTCTTGACAGTAATGCAGAAGATATTGACATTCAGGCTCTTAACAAAGAGGTTGATGATTTAGAGAAGAGAGCAAAGGAAATTAGAGACAATGAGGCTCTTAAGACAGAATTAAGAAATAAGGTTGCCGCTTCAAAGGCAGCAGGCACACCACTTGTAAAGGCAGAGGAAAAGATGGATAAGAGAACATACACAGCTGATTCACCTGAATATAGAACAGCTTGGCTTAAGGAACTTTCAAAGACAAAGGAAGGTTACAGATTCGGTACTCTTACAAAAGAGGAAAGAGATGCATTTACATTCCTTACATCTAATACACCTAATCTTGTACCAACAGTTATTCAGAATAGAATCGTTGAGCTTGTTAAGTCAATGGCTCCTATTTATGATGATGCAACAAAGACATCATTTGCTGAAGGTTTTTCAATTCCTAGACATATAGCTATTGTACAGGGTGATGCAGCAGTAACAAATGAGGGCGCTGCAAATGATGATGAGCAGGATACATTTGATTTACTTACACTTACAGGTGTAGAAATCAAGAAGCACGTTGAAATTTCAAGAAAGATGAAGTTCCAGTCTATTGATGCGTTTGAATCTTGGGTAACAGAGCATATCGCAAAGCGTATCGCAGTAGCAAAGGAAAAGCGTATCATTGCGCAGCTTGATACAGCTGCTTATGGTATCGCATCAGCAAACGTACTTACAAGTCAGACTTATGCAGAGAGCACATTTAGAGCTATCTTTGCGAAGATTGCAGAGACAGGTGCAAAGGTAATCTATGCTAACAACAATACTATTTGGAATGGAATCTACGGTATCCAGGATGATAATAAGAGACCTATTTTTACACCTGATTCAACAGGAGACCCAACAGTACAGGGTAGAGTTTACGGAGCAGCAGTAAAGCAGGATGAAAATCTTGCAGATAACGTAATTTACGTTGGTGTTCCTGCTTCAGTCCTTGCAAACAACTTTGATGACCTTGCTATGATGTCAGATGTTGATGCGACAACTTGGGTAACAACAGTATCGGGATATACACTCTTTGATGCAGGACTTGAAAACCCACTTGCTTTCGTTAAGGCGACTTTTACAGTCTAAATAGCCAAAGCACGGATTCTGAAAATTCAAACTCTGATGATAACAGTGACAGTAATGTGAATAACACTGCTGCCACTGTATATACAGAGGAGCAGTTAAATGCGATGACTAAAGCAGAAATTGAGGCTTTAGCAACAGAATTAGGCTATTCAGTAAGTGCTACAGATACAAAGGCAGAAATGATAGCTAGCTTTTTAGCACAACAGGAAGGGTAACATATGGCACTAATAGATAGAACAATGGTTATGTTAAGGACAGTTACAGAGGATGCAGGCATAGTACAGCAAATCAGTGAACTGATAGAAGCGGCAAAAGCCGATTTGACTACAACAGCGGATGTTGTTCTACCTGATGATGAAGATGATTATCCTGCAAATGTAAGCATAGCCATTCAGACTTATGCAGCGGCACATTTTGATGGTGACCTTGATAGACGCAAGAAATTTCAAGATGCGTATGATGATATGAAAACACAGTTAAGAGTTAGTTCAGAAACCACAGATTATACAGGATATGAGGAAGAATGAAAATCGTAATAGTTTATTTAATAGCCCTTGCAAACACTACAGATACTATTGGTCAGACGATAGAATCAGAGGTAAAGTCAAAGCATTATGGATACTCAAACAGCGTAACATCTGATGAATGGTTTGCGGCTAACAAGCAAAGTATCAATTCAAAGTACAGGGTATCAATACACGATTTTGAGTACAATGGTGAAACTGTTGCAGAAATTGACGGTGTCAGATACGGAATCTATCGTACATTCTTGAATAACAAAAATGGTATGATTGAGCTTTATCTTGAAGAGAAAGTGGGTGTTACGGACAATGGCGAGAAGGAAGAGAATTAAAGGTGTCAATCTTGCAGGTGCAATAACAGCAGTAATTGATGCGATTGGTTCGGATGCAGACAAAGCCTTAAGAGATAGTATGGATGAGGCTGGCAAGTACTGTAAAGAAGTTCTAAAAGACATAAGTCCTAGGCAACCTACACTTCCTAGAGATTATGCTGGCAAACATTACGCTGATGATTGGAAATCTGAAAGAATCAATGGTAAAGTAGTTGTTCACAATGAAAAGCAGTATATGCTTACGCACTTGCTTGAAGATGGTCACAACCTTGTTAATTCTAAAGGCGAAGTCTATGGATGGGTTGAACCTAGAAAGCACATTAAGATAGCAAGAGACAAAGCAGAAGAAGAATTAAATAAGTTATGTGTTGAAAGACTGCAAAAAGAGTTTGGATCTGATGCGGTACTTCAAGGAACTACCAAAGTAGATTTTACGAAAGGAAACCACGAATGACGTATGCAGAAATTAAGACAATGCTAGAGGGAACAGGCATTAAGACTTTTTATCATCATGCGCCTGATGGCACAAAAGTTCCTTTTATGACCTACAAGGTAAGCGAAAGCAATTTTGCAAGTGACAATGAGAACTATCAGAACATCAAATCACTTACAATATACTTTTATTCAAGATATAAAGACTTAACATCTGAAGGACTTATTGAAACAGCTCTTAACAACAATAACCTTATTTGGCGCAAAGATAGCGATTATAATAGTGCAGAAAAAATAAATTTTTCTGTATATACAACGGAGGTAATTTAAATGGCAGATAACAGATATTATCACGGACTTTCAAATGTTCACTATTCCGTGGTTACAGAAACTACAGATTCAACAACAGGAGCAGTAGAAACAACTTATGGTGCTGTAAAGGCTTGGAAGGGTGCTGTCGGCATTTCATTTGATAGTGAGGCTTCACTTGACAATTTCTTTGCTGATAACGGTGTTTATGCGGTAACAAGCAAGAACAGCGGTTATACAGGCTCACTTGAAATTGCACAGATTCCTGATGATGTTTACACAAGCGTTTACGGACAGACAAAGTCAACAGACGGTCTTATGACTGAAACAGACACAGACGTTAAGAAGTACATTGCACTTATGTTTGAATTTGCGGCAGATGCACAGGCAAGACGTGTAGTTTTCTATAAGGTTGCACTTTCACTCCCAACAGTTGAGGGCAATACAGATGAGGACACAATTGAGGTTCAGACACGTACCCTCGACCTTACAGCAGTTCCTAGACCAGATGATGGAAAGATTAAGGCATTTACAACAGTTGATGCAAGTGCTTACGCTACTTTCTATAGTGCAGTTCCGGTAGCTGCTTAATAGCATTACTTAATTACTTTTTAACTTGATGTTAAAGGCATAAGGGCAACAACAAAAAAGCCTTTATGCCTTTTTTGAAATAATGGAGAAAACAATATGTATAAAAGCATTGAATATAGAGGTAAGAAACTAGAATTTTTATCAACAGCAGGAACAGCCATTAGATATAGGCAGGTGTTTCATAAAGATGTACTTGTAGACCTGAAGAAACTTAAAAAGGCTATGCAAGAGGATGACATCACATTAGAGGCTACCGAGGTAATTCCACAGCTTGCTTACGTTATGATGATGGCGGCAGATAGACAAACAAACATGAATAAACTAAATTACGATAGCTACATTGAGTGGGTAGAGAAGTGGGAACCGCAGGACTTCTCAATCGTAAGTGATTTATTTAATACAGTCCTTGATGTTTGGAGCGGACAGGACGCAAGCACATCTGAATTAAAAAAAAAGGAGAATCCAGTAGCAGACCAGTAACAACAGGTTTACTACTGTTAAGGGCAAAGGAGCTAGGGTTTTCACTTGAAGAACTAGAAAATTTAGAAATTGGTGTAATTTATGATACGATCATTGAAAGAGCAAATGATGATTATAAATATCCACCTGAAAAGCTCACACAACAGGAACAGGAACAGAAATTCATTAACGCATTTTTTGGAGGGTAATCATGGCAACAACAGTTAAGGGAATTATCGTTGAAATTGAGGGCAAATCAAGTGGACTTGTCAAATCTTTAAAGCAGGTAAACAGTTCACTTGCAGATACCAAAAATAGCTTAAACATTGTCGAAAGTGCGCTTAAGAATAGTCCGGAAAATACGGACTTATTAACACGTAAACAAGAATTATTGACAGAGGCTATCAAAGATACTACTAGCAAATTAGCACTTGAAAAAAAAGCGCTTAAAGATGCAGAAGATGCGTTTTTAGAAGATAAAATTACTGAAAAGGAATTTAGCAAATTAAATGATGAAGTAGTTAAGACAACAGGTGACCTTGAAAAGCTAAAGAATACAGCAAAAGAATTTGGCACTGTTGAAATGCAGACCTGGAAGAGTTCCGCCGAGGCAACAGACAAACTTCTTGATGGTACGTTAAGTCAGTTAAAGGTTGTTGACAGTCAGTTAAAGGAATTGCCAACAGATGTATCTTTACTAACTGATAAGTCAAAACTACTCAATACTGCCATAGAGCAGACTGCCGAAAAGCTAGAAGAAGAAAAGATAGAAGCGGAGGCGGCAGAACTTGCTTTAAGTATGGGTAAGATTGATGAGAACACTTATAGAGCCATACAGCAGAATGTTCAGAACACGGAAAACGATTTAAGGGCTTTAACACAGCAGGCTAAAGAGTTTGGAAGTATAGAAAAGCAGCAAATCAATGCGGAACTTAAAGTATCTACGGATAGACTTAACGATACCAAAAATTCTTTAAAGGCGGTTGATGATGCCTTAAAGGATAACGCTAACGATACAAATCTTTTAGCACAAAAAGAAAACCTTTTAGCAAATGCTGTCGGTGAAACAGAGGACAAACTTAAAGCACAGAAAAAGCAAGCAGAGCTAGCAAGGGAAGAACTTAAGAAGGGCGCAATTACACATAAGGACTACGAAAAGTTAGTTAAGGCTTGCAATGATACAGAGGTAGAACTAAAGCAGATTAAAGATGCCGCAAGTGATTTTGGAAATGTAGCTAAACAGCAGTTTAGAAACACTAGAGTAGAAGCAGAGCAGTATGGTGAAACACTAGATAAGAGATGTAAAGACAATGAGCAGGCTTTAAAGGCAGTAGATACAGCCTTAAAGGACAACTCTAATAGTTCAGAACTTCTCATAGAAAAAGGCAAACTTCTTGAAAAGACAACGGTTGACCTTACAGATAAACTTGAAAATCAAAGAGAACAAGCTAATCTTCTTGAAAAAGCCATGAAAGAGTATGGTGACGGTTCAGAAGATGAGCTTAGGGAATTGCAGCTTGCAATCAGAAAGACTGAATCCGACTTACAGAGTGCTAACAATGAGCTAAAAGAGTTTGGTAGTGTAGCCAAACAACAGTTTAAGAACACACAGAAAGAAGCTAAAAGCTTGGGAGATGCACTAGATAAAGAGTGCAAGAGCAACGAAAAAGCCTTAAAGGCGGTCAATGATGCGTTAAAAGACAATGCAGGCGATACTAAACTACTTAAGGATAAAAATGAGCTTCTTGGAAAGAGCGTAAAGGACTTAACAAGTAAGTTAGAAAATCAGAAAAGACAATCTGAACTTCTTGAACAGTCTATGAAAGACTACGGAGAAGGTACACAAGAAGAATTTAATGCCTTGCAGTCTGAAATCAAACAGACTGAAAGTGAATTACGGAGCGCACAAAATGAAATGCGTAGTTTTGGTTCTGTTTTTGAGCAGCAGACGAAAGTAGCAGGACAGGCAGTTGCTAAATTAGGCAAAAAAGTTGGTGACAAAATGCAGACCATAGGCAAAGACCTTATGGGTGCAGGAGCTACAATGACCGCCACAGTAACTACTCCTATTGTAGCAGTCGGAAAGAGTGCAGTTAATAGCATTATTGACTTTGAAAGTGCATTTACAGGTGTTACTAAAACTGTTGATGAAACAGCCACAACCACTTATGAGGACTTACAGGAAAGCATTAAGGGGATGGCTACAACTACTGCAAGCAGTAAAGAAGAAATCGCTAGAATAATGGAGGTCAGCGGTCAGCTTGGCATTTCTGCGGATGATATAACAGAGTTCACAAGGACTATGATTGAACTTGGTGATACTACTGATTTGAGTGCAGAAGAGGCAGCAGTTGCATTAGCACAGTTCAGGAACATTACAGGTGAAACAGCAACAAAAGATGTTTATAAGTTAGGTTCAGCGTTAGTTGACCTCGGTAATAACTTTGAAACAAATGAAGTTGACATTATGAACATGAGTTCCTACCTCGCCTCAACAGCTCATAACCTTGGCTTTTCTGAAACACAGATACTTGGACTTTCAACTGCTATGGCATCACTTGGCATCAATGCCGAGGCAGGCGGTTCAGCTCTTTCAAAGACGTTTACACAGTTTGAGAAGATAACACACGGAGCTACAAAGAGTGCTAAATCACAGATGGAGACTTTGCAGAAACTTCTCGGAGCTAGGAATAACAAAGAAATCACAGATATGTGGGAAGCTAACCCAAATGAGTTCTTTGTACGTTTTCTAGAAGGACTTGGCAAGGTTGAAAAAGAAGGTGGCTCAATGACTGCTACACTTAATGATTTAGGTTTGTCAGCAGTCAGACAGATGAATGGACTTAACGCACTTGTAGCTAATACAGATAAGTTAAGGGATGCAGAAAGAACAGCTAGCAAAGCTTATAAAGAGGGCAACGCATTACAGGTTGAAGCGGATAAGAGATACGGAACAACAGCTTCTAAAATTCAGCAGATGAAAGAGAAAGTTGATAACCTTGCACTTGAATTTGGTGACAACCTACTACCTATTCTTGAAAAGGCTTTAGGGGTACTTGATAAGGCAGTAGCTTGGTTTTCTAGCCTTGATGAAGAGGCACAAGAGAATGTTGTTAAGTTTGGACTTGTAGCTGCTGCAATTGGACCCGTAACTACTGCTATAGGCGGTCTAACAACAGTCGGTGGTGGTGCTGTCACAATGCTATCTTCACTTGTTAGCGGTGCTATTCAGATACCAGGTAAGATGGCTTCAATGGCTACAGCTATTGCAAGCGCTTCAGGAACAACAGGTAAATTAACTACTGCTTTACTTGGAAGTACAGAGGGAATGTCAACGTTTGCAAAGGTCGGTAATGGCTTGAAAATGGCAGGTTTAATTGGTATACTAATAGCAGTAATAGCAAATTTTGATAAGATTACGGCGGCGGCTGAAGGTGCTATAGAAAAGGTCGCTAAATTTACCGGACTAGATGCAAAATTAACGCAAGGCGCACTGTCAAAAAGTGGCATTGATGTTAATAAACAGCTTGAAGAAGCACAGGCAAGGCAAAAAGCGGCTTGGGATAAGTATGGAGTAGATAATTCAGCCGATTACTGGAAAGCTAGAAATGCGGAAAAGGCTTCTTTTAATCTTGGTACAACAAAGAATAGTGGTTTACTTGCAAGTCAAAAGAAAACAACAGTCACAACTACTCCAGTCACAGTAACTACACCTTTAATAGTTAATGGTACAAAGTTCGGACAGGCAGTAAGTAACGTAAATATCAAAACTGCATATACATCTAACAATTAAGGAGGTGAGGAAATGTTTACTAGAAACCTAACAGCAACATACAATACAACAACAGTTCATTTTCCAGAGCCTATGGAATGGAGTGAAACTCCGAAAGTAGTTGAAACGGAACTTCTTACAGAAAGCGGTTTTACTAAAACTAACTTCATGCGTGACACTTATCAGAGAAATATTGCAGTCACTTGTCAAGTAACAGGAGCAACTTACAAGAAAATTAAGGCTATTTCATTACATAGAAGCCTTACAGTGACCTTTACTGATGAAGTCGGAACTACACAGACTATGACTGCAAGAATAAGAGATTTTAACGGTGTACAGTATGAACCGACAAGAGGATTATTTGGTGGCTCATCAATACCGCTTTATACCGTAAGTTTCAACATAATTGAGTTTTAAAAGGAGGCTTTATGTATACAGTAACAAATGAATATGAAACCTACGTAAAGTCCGAAGCTAGAAACTATTCTATGACAGGCAGTATTGTTAATAAGAATAACGTTACAATGCAGATAACAAGAGATAATATCCTTGAAGGCTCTCTATCATTCACGAACAGATGTACGGCTAACAATTCTTTTGACATTGGCGGTTGCTGTATCGGTAGTATGGAAATAACCCTTCAGGGCGATTATCATCATAGCTTGTATAATGCAGTAATCACTTTACAGCAAGGTGTTTATGTAACAGGTGATAGCTATCATATGGAAAAGGTCGGCACTTGGATAATTAAGAAAGCTCATTGGAATGGTGAATGGGTTACGCTTGAATGTTATGATGCAATGTGTCTTACACAAAAGAAGTACACACTAACTACAGGCTCATTTACACCTTATTCCTTCTTTACCGCTATGTGTAATGATTGTGGAATAACACTTGCAACTACACAAGCAGAAATCGAAGCAATGGTAAATGGTACAGCAACACTTATATTCAATGGCAGTACACAAGAAACGGATCGTAAGTGGAGCGATTTAATACACGATATGTGTGCAGTAATTTGCGGTTTTTGTTCTATCAATCGTTTTGGAAATCTTGAAGTGCATCAGTTCGGTAGATGTTATAAGCGTGTTGGAACTGAAAAGACTTACTATACAACGGCAGTTGATACACTAACTAAAAACGATAGAATTACAGGCGGCACATTCGGCAACGGTGCAATTAACATCACAGGCATTTACATCAATGATAGAGCAAGTAAGAATGCTGATAAATCAATATTAGTTGGAAATACAACAGGCACTACACTTAATCTAGGCTACAATCGTTGGCTATCTAGTGCAACAAGCGGATATGCAACAATGTTGCAAAATATCCTTACACAGCTTACAGCTTGTCAGTTCTATGCGGCAGATGTGCATTTAGCTGATGTTAGCTTATATGATTTAGGCGACTTAATTACTTTGCAGGCAGGCGGTGAATTAAGTCTATCAGAAGATATTCTGATGTGCGTAATGAACATTGATTACAACTTTGCTGATGAAAGCACAATAAGTTCTTACACGTTTTCAGAAGCAAGTGACAGCTCAACGTCAGCAGTAGAAACTAATCTCACCAACCGCATAGAAACGCTTGAAAGCTCAGGCAGTGGTAAAGAAGTCTATTATGGCACAACACTGCCTACTGTCGATATTGGTCAAGACAGCTCACTGTATTATAAGATTATTCAAAGACCAGAAGATTTAAAAACGCTGAATGTTGTTGAGTATATTCAGTCAGTAGCTGGAACATATATTCCTACAGATATTTTAATGACAAATAATACAAGAATAATGATGCGAGGTATATTTTACCGAGGTGACTATAATGGAGGAGCAGTCGCTTTTGGAATTGATGGACGTGATTCAGATGGTGGTGTTAGCAGATTTGTTGCTGGAACATCAGCTTTCAGAGGTACTAGTAATTGTTTCTTTTTCTTTGGTAATGATTATTTTGGGTATAGAAGAAGTTGTGAAGGAATATACGAAACAGACGTAATGCTTATGGCAGATACAGCTACAAGAACATTTACAATAAGCGGTGGTGGTACAAGTCATAGTGTAACAGTTCCTTCGACTTTTGTGTATACTCCAAGTAGTGTACCAATAGGAATTTTATGTGCTAATATATCATCAGAGGCAGGTGGCTTTGAAATTCGCCCAGACTGGCGTGATATGAACCAAAATGCCATAATAAAACGCTTTCAAGTCTATAATAACAATATATTGGCATATGATTTAATACCAGTACAAAACGCTAATGATGTGACGGATTGTGGCTTATATGATAGAATACATAGAAAATACTATCCAGGTGCAAATTATAACAATAATGTACCATTTACCGCAGGCACTGCAACAGGCGAAGTAATAAATCAATTAGATGAATGTGTTGAGGCAGGATATTTAAGAGTTAATGACAAGTGGTGGGAAATTTACAATGGTGGCACAGAATACTTTGCAGGAAATTACATTGAGATAACTGAAAATAATGTAATCACAAGCACTTTAAAAGCAGGTACAAACATACAGATCGCTGATGATGGAACAATAAGTGCATCAAGTGCTAAAATTGTACAGACAGTCACAAGCGGTACGCAGTTAGCAACAATCAACGATAAACCTATATATGCACCTACTGTATCGGCCACGCAGACCCAAACAAGTGGTACAGAGATAGCAAGCATCAATGTTGGTGATACAAGCACAAAATTATATGCACCTACTACAACAGTCACACAGACACTCACCGAAGGTACAGAAATAGGCGAAGTCAATGGAACAAAGCTATATGCACCTAGTGGTGGAAGTGATGTCATAGTTACACCGATTACAACAACAGGCACGAATATAGCTAATATCGCAGTTAACGGAACGACATATCAGTTGTTTGCACCATCAGGTGGAGGTGGCGGAGGTGGTAGCAGTGGTAGTGGATACACAGAAACAAGTTTATGGAGTGGTTATAAATCAGATACAGGAACTATAAACTTGAGTGACAGCGTAGAAAATTACGATATTGTATTAATAAAAGTAACATCACACCCTAGTCAACCTTCCGTCAAGTACTATGAATCATATTTTACCATATTGCCTAGTGGAATTAATTACAGTCAAAATGCACAATATGATATTTTAACTGTAAGAGGGGCTGTAAACTATGGCAATGGGTCAATAGAGGGTTATTTTCCGAGTTCTACAAGTTTTACAATTGAAGCAATTAATATTGACAGCAGTGCCAGAAATGTAAAACCAGCAATATTAGAAGTAATTGGCTTAAAGTTTGGTGGTGGTAGCAGTGGTCACAATTATTCTACAGAGGAACAAGTTGTTGGAACTTGGATTGATGGAAAACCTATTTATGAAAAAACTTATGAATTTGCTACAGCACTCACTATAAACAGTACATCATATATTCACAGTGGCATCACACCTGCAAATATAAAAAGCTTGATTGGTATGCCAGACATTATTGATGTACACGGACAATCAGCACCAATTATGGCTGGATTATACAGTGACAGAGAGATTGCACTTGCATCACTTAATACTACTTACAGTATAGACTTAAAGTATTTAATTATTCGTTACACAAAAACAACTGACTAAACAAATAACCTTGAATTAAAACAAATAACTTTTGATTTAAATCAAGTTAAACCAAGTTTAACCAAGTTTTAAACCAAATTTCAACCAAGCTTAAATCAAATAAGGAGGGTACAATATGAAGAACAAGGGCATATTTACAAAGGAATGGTGGGTTGCAAGCGGTATAAGAGCCTTGAAAACGTGCGCACAGACTGCAATCGCAACCATAGGTACATCAGCTGTTATGAGCGAAGTTAATTGGCTTATGGTATTGTCTGCATCATTATTGAGTGGCATTTTATCAATGTTAACTAGCATAGCAGGACTTCCCGAGGTAGAAAAATGATTGATGTAAATTTACTGATTGCAATCGGAGGGATTGCCATAACGCTGATATTTTCGATTTTGT